AATTGATAGAAATAAAACCCACATCACAGAGTAAGCCAGAATTCGCTAGAAAGCGAAATGATCAAGCACAAGTAGCAGTTAACTATGCAAAATGGGAAGCAGCGAGTGCATGGGCGAAAAAGAGAGGTATGGCGTTTCGTGTAATTAACGAAGGTGATATATACAGTAACACCAAGAAGCCAAAACCAAAAAGAGTTAAAAAATGACAAAAAGATTAGAAGAAGTTTTCGGAATGTCACCGTCTGAACCTGAAACGGAAGAAGACATTGTGGAAGAAGAAGCACAATCAATCGAACAATCCAAAGAACTTATACATTTGATAAACAGTGAACTAGCAACAACTGAAAAGATTGATGCCGCACTTCCTATGGTTGGTGATCTAAATGAACATGACACTGATATGGATGAAATTCACAAACATGCAATGGAAACATTTGAGAAACTTGTTGACATTGGTATGAATGTAGAAGCACATGCGGGTTCTAAGTTCTTTGAAGGCGCAACTCAGATGTTAAAGACCGCGATGGAAGCAAAAGATAGTAAAGTTGATCGTAAACTAAAGATGATTACTCTACAGTTGCAAAAGGCAAAACTCGATTTAGCAACAGAAAAAGAATCTAAAAACGGTAAAGATGCTGATATTGAAACTGAAGGTGCCCTTATACTTGATAGAAATGAACTTCTAAAGAGAATCGCAGAAGCAAGAAAAATTAGCGATTCTGATAAATAAGAATAGTATTGGAGAAACCAATGAAGAATTTTAAACAGTATCTATCAGAATCAACAAAAGAACACAAAGTAACTATCCGTTTTGCATCGGACTTGGACGAGGGAACAGTTGATCGTATTGAGCGTTTCTTGGGTAAGTATGACCTAAGAACGATTTCACGCGTGTCTACTACACCTATTACAAAGAATTCAATTTTCTTTGCAGAGGATGTAACAAACACTCGCGTTTCAAAAATTGACATCGTGACTGGATATCCAATGTCAGCGGACATTCTGCGTCAACAACTATCGGATCTTCTAGAAATGAACATTAAGTTTATTGCAGTTCATCCAGAAGGTTGGGAGCCACTAGATGAGCCAGATGAAGCTGGTGAAAAGAAAGCACTACTTGACTCGGATTATGAAGATGAAGCAGATAACGGCAAGCATTATGGTCGTACATTTGTAGACAACTTCTTAAAGTCATTGTCAAAACGCGATGAAGTTACCGTTGAAAACGAACTAAGTGTGAAGCCAAAGCGGGATGCATCGGGTGAACAAATGTCTATTGAAGAAGGTTCAAGCGATTCTGTCATTTCAGGAGACGAAGAATGAAGAAACATTTCAACCTAACAACTACAGAAGATAATGGTAAATCTCTTACAACTACAAACGTAAGCACAGAATACCCAGAAGAAATTGTAAGACTTCTTGCTCTTGCAGGTATGGCAGCACCAGAAGATGCTCCTGTTGAAATCGTAGAACCAGAATGTGGTTGCGGTGGAGTAGAAGAAGATGCAGAATATGTTCCCACACCGGCAAATGACAAACTTGATCTTGATGATTTCTCAAAAAAGACAGCAGATTCGATTTCACGCCAGAAGAAAAAAATTCAACCAAGTGCAGGGGATAATCCGCTAGAATATTCAGTAAACGAAGATGAAATTTACGAAGCACTTATGCGTGATTGGGATAACGAATAAAAATACGTCCTAGCGTATAGACGATTGGCCAAGGAAAGCAGTCTTTAAAGACTGCTTTTTCTTTATGCTATAATCATGATAAATACTGTTATAGAAATAGTTTAGGAGACCTATATGAAATACAGAGGTTTAAAAAATATCGGTACGGCAATGAAAAAGGTAATTCTTCGCCGTTCTATTGATTTGAGAGAACTTGGCGATCTGGGTTTAATCACAGACGATTCTGGTGACCTACCAACTTCTGGTGCGGCGCACCGAGGGTCTCTGGGTGCAACATCAGCCACTAGAACACGTACAGATTTAAGTACAATCACAGACCGCGTTGTAGTTGATACGCAGGATATGGGATTGGTAACAGAAGGCAACGGTACAATTACTCATGACTTTGCATACGCAGATGTAGCTGGTCCATACTATGGAGAAGCAGATGCACTTGGTTCATCCACCTCAACTCCATCTGCACCTGCTTGGCCTATCGCAGTTACATCATATACACCTATCGTCAGACCATCACTAGGCGCATATGATAGTTTTTCATATCACGGCTTTTCAATCAGTATGAACGATACACACTTAGCAGTTGGTGCATACGGCGCGGCCGAAGCATATGCAACACGTAACTCTGGTGCGGTAGCAATTTACCAACTATCAGATGGTATGAATACGGAAGTTCGTAAAGGTTCTTCTCTAAGCCAATTAATTGGTCAAAACGTTGAGGTTTCTGGTTCTACACTGTATGTATGGCAACTAAACTCAGAACGAGTGCAGTATTCACTAAGTGCAGAAGGTACTACTGCATATCAGGCGAATATTTCATCAACTCCTCCATTCCCTAATGGTACACAAACATTGACTGCTGAGTCCACAAGTTATACTGCGGTGTCAGATGGTCAGACAGTAACTATCACAGATAAAGCAACATCGGAAGTTAAATATACAATTGATGTGTCTGATATGAATACTATTGGCACTGTGTATATTATTATGAATGATAATTATCTTGTTGCAAAATACTCATATGCAGGTTCTCCTACAGGATACGACTACGCACTTCGCATATATCCATTGACATAATATATTGAAATTTTTAATTTAAAATGGCGGCTTCGGTCGCCATTTTTATTTGATAAATACTTATAAATTAAGTGAGTATTTAATGGCAGATTTAACAAAACGTGCGTATGCAAAGACTGAATATACTAATGAACAGTTATCAGAATTCAGTAAATGTGCAAGTGATCCATATCATTTCTTAAACAATTACTTTATAATTCAGCACCCAACTAAGGGTAGCATTAATTATAACGCATACCCATACCAAGATGAACTTGTAAATTCATATCACAACTATAGATATTCTATTTCGATGCTAGGTCGTCAGATGGGTAAATCTACAACTGCGGCAGGTTATTTGCTGTGGTATGCTATGTTCAATTCAGACCAAACTATTCTTATTGCTGCACACAAATATTCAGGTGCGCAAGAAATTATGCACCGTATACGTTATGCATATGAAATGTGTCCCGACTTTATCAGAGCAGGCGTCACTTCATACAACAAAGGGTCTATTGAGTTCGACAATGGTAGCCGTATCATAGCACAAGCAACGACTGAAAACACAGGTCGCGGTCTTTCTATTTCATTGCTATATGCAGACGAATTTGCATTCGTTAGACCTACGATTGCTAAGGAATTCTGGACTTCTATCTCGCCCACACTTGCTACTGGTGGTAAAGCAATTATCACAAGTACACCTAACTTGGACGACGACCAGTTTGCTCTAATTTGGCAAGGTGCAAACAAGATGATAGACTCTTATGGTAACGAAACCAAAGTCGGTATAAACGGATTTAGACCATACAAAGCGACATGGGATCAGCACCCAGATCGCGATGATAAGTGGGCTATCGAAGAACGCGGCAGAGTAGGCGACGAACGCTTCCTACGTGAACATGAATGTGAATTCATTGCATTTGACGAAACACTAGTTGACAGTATCAAGTTATCACAACTTGTTGGTTACGAACCTCAGCGTAGAACCGGACAAGTTCGTTGGTATGAGCCTATTAAGAAAGACACTACATACGTTGTTGGTCTTGATCCAGCAATGGGCACAGGCGGCGACAATGCAGCAATCCAAGTTTGGTGTTTACCTGACCTCAATCAGGTAGCAGAATGGCAGCACAACAAGACAGATGTGAGAGGACAGATACGAATATTACACGACATACTCAGTATTATACACGAAGATTTACGAGACATGGGAATGAGTTCGGCTGACAATTTATATTGGAGTGTTGAAAACAACAGTCTGGGTGAAGCAGCACTGGTCGTTATTGACGAAATGGATGAAGACAATTTCCCTGGTGAATTCTTGCATGAACCAAAGAAACGCGGTATACAACGTGCAGTTCGTAAAGGATTTACTACATCTTATAAAACAAAAATCACTTCATGTATGAAAATGAAAGCGTGGATTGAAAGCGATAAGATGATACCAAAGAGTAGAAACCTTATTAGAGAATTAAAAACATTCATTGCTAAAGGTAAGAGTTTTGAAGCAAAGACAGGCGAAACTGACGACTTAGTAAGTTCGACATTGTTGTGTGTTAGACAAATGCAAGTTATTACTAACTTTGATGAAGAATATGAAAACCTACTAGGGGAAAGTCTTGGCGATGGCGACAACGATTGGGATGCCCCACTTCCAATAGTATTTTGATAAATACTAAAAAGGAAATCTAAATCATGGCAGTAAATTTTGACACCCTAGCAGAAAAGATTATGCGCTTCATTCAAGGTAATGGTTTGAAGTTAACAATGTTTGATAACGAAAATGGTAAAAGTGTTGCGGATCCGTACAAAGCACGTTACTTCTACGTGGAAGAACCAAATCTTATGGTATTCTTAAATGATGATACAAACGAATTGAAATTCCATGTTGGTGAGGATGTAGACATTGATCGTCCAATGATTGAAAAAATGATCAAGAGCCTACGTCAAATGTCAAAAGAAAACATGATTGATTTCGATATCAGAACATTCGGTAAGCATATCGAACCAAAAAATTATGCATACAAAGTAGAACAAAACAAGGAGCAGACTATGAGTGATATTATGTCAGAGGGACTATCTTCACTAGAAGGATCATCACGCACAAGTCGCCAAACACTAGAAAACGCAAGACTAATCGTCAAGCACCGCAAGCCTGTAAACGAAGAACAGCGTGGCGCACGTTCACGTAACATTTCTGCAATCTTTATTGAAAATGCAGAAGGTGAACGTTTCAAGTATCCATTCGTTCATTTGAATGGTGCAAGAGCTATGGCGAGACACGTTGCGCATGGTGGTGTCCCAAGTGACATGGTTGGCGAAGCAATCGTAGAATTATCATCAAATCTATCAAAGCTAAAAGAGTTTATGAACATCGTTAACAAGCAAAATCTTGTTAACGAAAGTAATCGCGCAATCGTTTCAAACGTAAAGCTAAAGATGGAATCAATCAAAGAGTCAATTAAACGTATTCAAGGAAACAAAGGTTATGCTGCGTTCGTTGAATCAATGGCTCTAAATGAAAATACAGAAGAAGTTGAAATTTCAGAAGAAACAGTAAACGATTATGTGTCAAAATTCACAAAGACAACATTCGAAGAAACTCTAAAAGACATTCTTCCACTAGTACATCGTGTGAACGAAGAAGAATACGAAAATCGCCGCGCAGGTCTTGCAGATCGTGTTAAGAAAATTATCACAATGAAAGACAAAGATGGTAATCTAGTAAACACAATCACATTCCCAAAAACTGCAACAGCATTTGACATGGATAAGATTAAAAACCAATATCGTGATCCAAAGAATGATGCAGAAGCACGACAGCAAAAGTTTGATAAGTTTGCAGCAGAAATTGCAGACCTTTCAGATCGTGTTATCGTTGATTCATCTGATGACAAAAAGCGTAAGAACAAAGGCCATGATCGCGCAGCGGAAATCGCAATGTTCCTAGGTGATGTTGCTGAAAAGATTCGCACAAATCCAAAAGCGGTTGCAAAAGAAGATACACAGATTGTTGCGTATCTAGTACAGATTGCAAAGAAACCAGTACAAGAAGATGTTGCGGAACGAGTTTCAGCAGAAAAACGAATTGACATGATGATTTCAGAAGCATTCTCAACATTTAACAAGTTCGACTAAACTATATCTTGACATTATAGCAATTAAGGGGCTACATTCAGTAGTCCCTTTTTTGATGCATAAACCCAACTTTTCGCTTGACTTTGCTAAATAAAACATGTAATATCAATACATGCTCTAGAGAGGGTGATGTTGATATTCATTCAGGCACAAACAACTAGGCTAATATCTATCTAACATAGGCTAATAAAGGAAAAACATTATGGCAACACTAGCAGAAATCCGTGCAAAGCTACTGGCACAAGAAAACAAAGCAGCAGACAATTCCAATTCAACTCGTAGCACAAGCGCAATTTATCCATTCTGGAATATGGAAAACGACTCAACCTCAGTCATTCGCTTTCTACCGGACGCAGACCCATCGAATACATTCTTCTGGCGTGAGCGTCAAATCATCAAAATCCCATTTTCAGGTGTAAAAGGCATTGCAGAGAACAAGCCGGTGACACTTCAAGTTCCTTGCGTTGAAATGTGGGGCGACCCTTGCCCAGTTCACGCAGAAATTCGTCCATGGTACAAAGACCCATCGATGGAGAAACTTGCAAGCACATACTGGAAGAAGCGTTCTTATCTATTCCAAGGTTTTGTAGTACAGAACCCAATGTCAGAGGAACCAATTGAAAACCCAATCCGTCGTTTCGTGATTGGTCCACAAATCTTCAAGCTACTAAAAGCAGCATTGATGGATCCTGATATGGAAAATCTACCAACTGATTATGATGCTGGTACTGATTTCCGTCTTGTAAAAACACAAAAAGGACAATATGCAGATTACGCTACATCAAACTGGGCGCGCAAAGAGCGTTCACTTGATCAAGCAGAACGTGATGCGATTGAACAATTTGGTCTATTTGATCTTAATGATTTTATGCCAAAGCGCCCAAGCACAGACGAACTTCAAGCTATTGTTGAAATGTTCGAAGCATCGGTTGATGGTGAACTTTATGATCCCGCACGTTGGGCGCAATTCTATCGTCCATATGGTGTAGACCTCGGCGAACAATATAACAACACTACTGGTGCAGCACCTGCTCCAAAGCCAGCAGCACCAAAAGTTTCGGTAAAACCTGCACCACGTGACGAAGACGAAGACAAATATGACGATGAAATCCCATTCAAGTCAAATGAGGAAGTTGCACGTGAGCAAGTAAAAGAGTCAGTTTCGGCACCAGCAAAACCTGCTCAGGATGCGTCCGACATTCTTGCGATGATCCGTAATCGTAAAACTGATAGCTAATTAGAACGACGACAAGGGGGGGGCGCATGCCTGCGCCCTCCTTTTTTCAACATTTGGAGTAGAATATGGCAAGAGCATTTGATGCGAGTAAATTTCGCAAAAGTATTACAAAATCTGTTCCAGGTATGAGTGTTGGTTTTCGCGACCCAAATACTTGGATTTCAACAGGTAACTACTGTCTAAACAAGTTAATTTCAGGTGACTTCAAAAAGGGTATTCCTCTTGGTAAGGTTACAGTTTTCGCAGGTGAATCCGGCGCGGGTAAGTCGTATATTGCATCGGGCAATGTTGTGCGCAACGCACAAGAGCAAGGTATTTTCGTTGTTCTTATTGACTCAGAGAACGCACTAGATGAAGCGTGGCTACATGCGTTAGGTGTAAGCACAGACGACGATAAACTTCTCAAACTTAACGTAGCAATGATTGATGAAGTAGCTAAGATTATTTCCGAATTCATGACAGATTACCGCAAAGAATACGGTGATATGGATGAAGATCAACGCCCGAAAGTACTTTTCGTTCTGGATTCACTCGGTATGATGCTGACTCCCACTGACGTGGATCAGTTCAACCGCGGTGACATGAAAGGCGACATGGGTCGTAAGCCAAAAGCACTAGCTGCATTGGTACGTAACTGTGTTAATATGTTCGGTGACTTTAACGTTGGTCTGGTTGCAACTAACCACACATATGCGTCACAGGACATGTTTGATCCAGATGATAAAATCTCAGGTGGTCAAGGCTTCATTTATGCATCATCAATCGTTGTAGCAATGCGTAAACTAAAACTAAAAGTTGACGCAGACGGAAATAAAACTTCACAAGTACACGGTATTCGTGCAGCATGTAAGATTATGAAGACACGTTACGCGAAGCCATTCGAAAGCGTACAAGTTGAAATTCCTTATGAAACTGGTATGTCGCCGTATTCTGGTTTGATTGAATTCTTTGAAGCAAAAGGACTCTTGACAAAATCAGGAAATCGTTTAAAATATGTTACTAAGTCCGGAGAAGAAATGCTAGAGTTTCGCAAAAACTGGACTGATGAAAAGCTAGATATCGTCATGCAAGAATGGAACAATGAAGACCTAGATAGCGAAAAGCATGGGTTGACTGCACTTGAAGTTGATGTTAATGGAGACATCATCGAAGCTGACATTGAACAAACGGAGGAATAATATATGGGCAAGAAGTACGTATCAACAAAATCATATAGACAGATAGCACCATGTGCATATCGTCAATGGCGCGCGAATTCGCATTGTAATTTAATTCATGGATATGCATTTAGTTTTGGTTTTGAATTCGAAACTGATGATCTAGATGCACGTAATTGGGTTATGGACTATGGCGGTTTACGTCCACTAAAGGACAAACTTGAGGAATGGTTTGATCATACGTTGCTTCTTGCCCAAGATGATCCACAGTATGATGAAATCAAGCGTCTAGGTGATCTTGGTCTTGCGAAGATTACTGAGGTAGAAAAAACAGGATGCGAAGGTATTGCAGATTTTCTTTATGAATACATAAATACGATCTTCTTACCGAGTTATGGTGAAGGTGAACGAGTTTGGTGTAGCCGGGTTGAAGTTCGTGAAACAGATTCAAACATGGCATACCGACAAGGGCATCGGGAAGACGGCGAATTTGAAATATAAGGAAATATAAATGGCATCGTTTAGTTTGGATCTAGTTGTTGAAATGTGGGAAACTGCAAAATCTGTTATTCCAGCAAAAGAACGTTTGGGCGCAGCGGAAGCGTTCATTAAAATTTTCGATGAATATGGTTTTTCTAAAGAAGATTATGAAGAACTTTGTGACGGTGATAAGATCATGCAAACTGCATATGATCGTTACTTTGACGACGAAGACGAAGAAGACGAGGATGATTGGGATTAATGAATTGGTATAGTGCAATCGTCAAAGATTGGAGCAAAATCCCAGATTGTGTCGAACACTTCGAAAAAGAACTTGCAGAGGCGAGAACAGAAGTAAAGATACAAGGTAATGTCGAAAAGAGTGCAACAAATCTTCCTGCATATGTAGAACTTCGGTTTGCACAATTGCAGGAGATTGAAGCTATACTAGAACATCTTAACATTCAACTGCGTAAGAAGCGCAGTGAGTATTTTCGTAAGTACCTAGAAAATTACAATAAAGCATTAAGCAGCCGTGATGCTGAAAAGTATTCTGACGGCGAAGCAGAGGTAGTAGCAATAAGTGAACTAATCAATCAAGTTGCTTATGTTAGAAACCAATTCCTCGGCATCACCAAAGGGTTTGAAATAAAACACTTCCAACTTTCAAACATAATTAAGTTGAGAGTTGCGGGCATGGAAGATGCTGAAATAAACAACAGATATTAATTAGACGCTCACTTGTGTAAATACAATGCGTTTTCGGAGCAATAATAATGAATCAAATTCAAGTAACTAAAAGAGACGGTACAAAAGAACCACTTGATCTTGAAAAAATGCACAAGGTCGTGTTCTTTGCGTGTGATGGCGTAAATGGCGTTTCTCCAAGCGAAGTGGAGATAAAATCATCAATTCAATTCTTTAATGGTATTACTACCACAGAAATTCAAGAAACACTTATCAAAGCATCGGCTGATCTAATTAGCGAGGACACTCCTAACTATCAGTGGGCTGCTGGTAACCTAATCAATTATCATATACGCAAAGAAGTATATGGTCAGTTTGAACCTTGGCATATCCTAGATATCGTCAAGAAGAATACTGAACAGGGATTTTATGATCCCGAACTTATTAATTCATATTCAGAAGAAGAATGGGAAAAAATTAATGGGTTCATCAAACATGAACGTGATTTCCATATTTCATATGTGGGTATGGAACAATTCCGCGGTAAGTATCTGGTTCAAAACCGCGTGACGAAGCAGTTGTACGAAACACCTCAGGTGGCATATGTTCTTATCGCAGCGACACTATTCAGTCAGTATCCTCGCGATGAACGTATGAAGTGGGTCAAAGATTACTACGATGCAGCAAGTAACTTTGATATTTCCCTACCAACACCTGTAATGGCTGGTGTTCGTACACCGCAACGTCAGTTCAGTTCGTGTGTTGTTATTGAAACAGCGGATTCTCTCGATTCTATTAATGCAACTGCGAGTGCAATTGTAAAATACGTGTCACAGAAGGCTGGTATTGGTATTGGTGCTGGTAGCATTCGTGCAATCAACTCTCCAATTCGCAATGGTGATGCATCACACACTGGTGTTATTCCATTCTATAAGCATTTCCAGTCAGCGGTTAAGTCATGTTCACAGGGTGGTGTACGTGGCGGCGCAGCGACATTGCACTATCCAATTTGGCACTTAGAAGTAGAAGACCTACTTGTTCTAAAGAACAACAAAGGCACAGAAGACAACCGTGTTCGCCACCTAGACTACAGTGTGCAGTTTAACAAGTTAATGTACGAGCGCCTAATGACCAGTGGTGACATTACACTGTTCTCACCTAACGATGTACCTGGGTTGTATGATGCATTCTTTGCTGATCAGGATAAATTTAGAGAATTGTATGAAAAAGCAGAGCGCAACACTAAAATTCGTAAGAAGTCTGTTCATGCGATTGATCTTTTCTCAGCATTCATGAATGAACGCAAGAATACTGGTCGTATCTATTTGCAAAACGTTGACCATGCGAACACACATGGTTCGTTCTTGCCAGAAGTTGCACCAATTCGCCAGTCGAATCTATGTCAAGAAATCAATCTACCAACAAAACCACTCAATGACTTTAATGATCCAGAGGGCGAGATTTCTCTATGTACACTTGCTGCTATCAACTGGGGTAATATGAAAACAGTATCCGACTTTGAACGTGCGGCACGCCTCGCAGTTCGTGGTATTGATGCGTTACTTGATTATCAACGTTATCCAGTTCTTGCAGCGGAGTTGTCAACAATGAAGCGCAGACCTATTGGTGTTGGAATCATCAACTTTGCATATTGGATGGCAAAGAATGATATGACTTACACTAATCCAAATCTTGATCTAATTGATGAATGGGCAGAAGCATGGAGTTTCTATCTAATCAAAGCATCAGTTGAACTTGCAAAAGAAATCGGAGCATGTTCTGGTTCAAACGAAACCAAATATGGTCAGGGTATTGTACCAATCGATACAAGAAAACTTGACATTGATGAATTAGTAGAGTATAAAGAGCGTCAAGATTGGGCTGGGCTACGTGAGGATCTAAAAACATATGGTATTCGAAATTCCACACTAATGGCCCTGATGCCAGCAGAGACAAGTGCGCAGATTTCAAACTCAACCAACGGTATTGAACCGCCACGTAGCTATGTTTCAGTAAAACAGTCAAAGCATGGCGTTCTAAAGCAAGTTGTTCCTGGAATCCACAAGCTAAAGAACAAATATGAATTACTATGGGATCAGAAATCACCAGAAGGCTATCTAAAGATTGTCGCAGTTCTACAAAAGTACATTGACCAAGGTATTTCTGTAAACACTAGTTACAATCCAATCTTCTTTGAAGACGAAAAGATTCCAATGTCAGTGATGTTGCAACACTTGATCATGTTCTACAAATATGGCGGCAAGCAACTTTACTATTTTAACACGTTTGATGGTCAAGGCGAACTAGATGTAAGTAAAATGGTTACAGAAGAACTCCCACTATCAGACCTAGATGATGATGCAGCATGTGATAGCTGTGTAATTTAAGAAAGAACGTATAATATGTCAGTTTTTAACGCAGAGAACAAGTCCGATCATACTAAAGCACTAGCATTTCTAGATCCTAACGGTGGAGTTACCATCCAACGTTATGATATGCTAAAATACAAACAGTTTGACAAGCTAACAGATAAACAACTTGGCTTCTTCTGGCGCCCAGAAGAAGTTGACGTTACAAAAGATGCAAACGACTTCAAAAATCTAACAGACCATGAACGTCACATCTTTACATCTAACCTAAAGCGTCAAATTCTTCTTGATTCTGTTCAGGGACGCGCACCAACTGAGGCTTTTGCACCTCTAGTGTCTATTCCTGAACTAGAAGCGTGGATTCAGACTTGGACCTTCTCTGAAACTATCCATTCTCGCTCCTATACGCACATTATTCGCAACGTTTACGCGGATCCGTCAAAATTATTCGATGAAATGATGGACATTGACGAAATTATGGATTGTGCGGACGATATTTCACGTAACTACGATGAATTGATTGAACAAGCAGCATATTTCAACCTTCTTGGTGCGGGCAAGCACACAATTAATGGTAAGGAGGTTGTTGTAGACCCATATGAAATCAAAAAGTCACTTTATAAGACGCTAATGAGCGTAAACATCCTTGAAGGTGTACGTTTCTATGTTTCTTTTGCATGTTCATGGGCTTTTGCAGAACTAAAGAAGATGGAGGGCAACGCAAAGATTATCAAATTGATTGCACGTGACGAAAATCTCCATCTTGCATCGACACAAACGTTACTAAAGCTACTTCCTAAGGATGATCCTGATTACATCAAGATTGCACAAGAGACGGAAGAAGAATGTATCAAGATGTTTGTTGATGCAGTGGAACAAGAGAAGAAATGGGCTGAATTCCTATTCAAAGATGGTTCTATGATTGGTCTAAACGCAGAACTACTACGTCAATACATCGAATGGATTTGCTGTAAGCGTATGCAAGCTGTAAATCTACCATGCCCCTACAAAGTTCCACAGGCAAACCCACTTCCTTGGACTCAAAAGTGGATTGCAGGTGCAGAAGTACAAGTCGCTCCGCAGGAAACCGAGATTTCTTCATATGTAATCGGTGGTGTGAAACAAGACGTAAGTAAGGATACGTTTGGCGGGCTATCATTGTAAATAGCATAAATACAATATAAGTATATAGTATTAAGGAGATACACAATGATCCCGAACTTACACGAAGAAATGAAAAAAGCGGTAGTTAGAAGCCAACACACTCAGAGAAACTGGGACCTATCAAAAGAAATGCCACAGGATGACATTGATATGTTGGTGCATGCCGTAACTACATGTCCTAGTAAACAAAACTTTGCATTTTACAACGTACACGTAATCACAAATAGAGAAACTATTGAACAGGTGCACGAACTTACTACTGGTTTGGGCGTGACTGATCCAAAAACAGGCGTTCGTACTGACATTACTAATTCTCAAACATTAGCAAATCTGCTAATTGTGTTTGAAGAAGCAGACGTATCAGAGGCTTATAAGTATAAACTAAAATCTAGGGATTCAGATTCAGAGTTTACATACAATAAAGATAAAGACATGGCAGTTGGTATAGCAGCTGGTTATGTTAACGTAATTGCTTCTATGTTAGGATATCAAACTGGATGCTGTGCATGTGGTCAATTTGACAAAATACAAGAGGTATTGGGCTTAAAAAATGCACCAATTCTATTAATGGGTGTTGGATACAAAGATCCGAACAGAGAAAGACGCGAACACCATACTCTAGGTGTAAAAGTAACTAGACGAGTTAAAGAGCCAATTTCAGTATCTTATATTAAATAATCAAGGATAACAATGACAGATAACATTCTTAGACGATTTCATTCTGCAATGACAAATGAAATTTCATATCAACCAGAGACTCCTGTAGACCGAAAGGTCATTGATGTATATCTACCGAATTTTGCCGCGGCGGTAACCGAAGAGGATAAACCTAAAGTAAATGTTATCGATCTTGGTTGCGGCAGTGGTTATGCTTTAGAAAAATTCAAGGAATTGGGGTTTGAGCATGTTCAAGGTATTACTTTGCATCGCGAGGACCACACCACATGCAAGTTGAAAGAACTTAATGTAACACTTATGGACTTCACTAATAATGGTATTATGAGTGGTTACTTCAACGTGGTTTGGGCTAGACAGTTTCTACAATACTCTCCATTTCCTTTCTTGACTATTCTAGAAATGAACAGAATTATGCGTCTAAATGGACTTGCATATATTGAAGTTCCAGAACCTGGTGATCATGCAGTGTATACGACACTAGGTGCGCAGAATTACAGAACATTTTTGCAACGTGCGGGTTTCGAAATTCTACAACAGTCTGATTTTGAACTAAGTTCGGGTGATATTAGTGAAAAACATAACTTCTTTATCGTTGCAAAACGATTGAATGTTAAACTTCCAGAATTAGAAGACGAAGAAGAATAATTCAAAACACAATAATAAAACAAAAAGGTCTGTTCGCAGGCCTTTTTTATTGGCGAATCTTGACTTTTATATTGTAACGTGTTATAGTTATAAAAATGAGGTAAATGATGCAAGACAGACAAGAACAACGACTGCGACAGAGATTTGACGCAAAGATAGAACGGACACATGAGCGAAAATATCACATGCGTCAAATTCCACTAGATTATTCTACTGCATCTAAATTTGATAAGATACTTCCAGAATATCAAACAGAACACATTTGGGTGATTAAGATGGGAGAAAGAGATTTAGAGAAGTTTTTTGACTATCTAGATTGGCTTGAACAAGATTCTCGCCATGAACCCATTCAATATGACGAAAATCGTTTCATTCAATACATGCGCAAACACATGGATACAGAACACAATGAAGCACAACTGAGAAAACAATACCCAATGCTACAAAGTGCATGGGAACAATACAGAGCCGCATTGGCATTGGTAAAATAACATGTGCAATTCTTTATATATAATCTCATATCACGGGTCTGACCCAGAAGTCAGACAAAAACGCCTAGATAATCATAATAAACAAATAGACTGGTGGCTAAACTACGATGAACTTATCAACATATATATTCTTGCTCAAGATTATCAACCGAGTGAATATTGGAATCATCCTCGCATTCACTATATCGATAGACTTGATGCTCCTGTGCCACCTGCATCTGCCAGAAACATATTACTCAATCATTTCTATGACACAGATAACCGCTGGGCAATATTTGCAGATTCAGATGCTATTCTCAATTTACACCCCAATTTTGAACACACTCACATTAATATATGTGACATTCTTCGGAGTTATCCCGAAAATTTTGACAACATAGATTTGTTCTGGCCGCATTGGGATGGCAGACCTGGTGATGGTGCATTCTATGACAAGTATAACAATGTGGATCCAGATTACAAAGACGTTGATTGGAATTCAGAACTTAGATTTGATCGTAAGTTTGGAAGCATGAAAGGTACACTTTTCTTTCTAAAGAATAACAATGATCGGGTAATGATGGATGCGAATTTCAATGGTACTGGAAAAATCATCCCAGGCGAAGACGATGAATTTGCAATTGCTATGGCAATGAATGGATACAACACATACATTCTTAGAAACATCATGTTAAAAGAATTTACAGCAGGTTCAACCCATGCCGGAGAACAATCTACTCGCAAAGAAGAAATGCGTAAAGGTGACGATATTATTAGAGAAAAATATAACTTACCGGACGACAGAGGAAAGTGGTATAAGAGCGTGAAGCAAAATCGTTCTGGTATGGCTAAGATACAAAAAATACCTTACACAGCAGCCATACAAAAAAATGCGCTTTTTTCGTTCTAAGTCCACGTTAACAGGTAGTATAAAATGAAATATAAACATTGGCTTACGGCTCCATTTATTTACAGTGTACTTATACCGCTTGTTATTTTGGATGTATTGATAACATTGGCACAAAAAGTATCATTTCCTATTTATGGAATTCCAACGGTAAGAAGGTGCGATTATTTTCAGTTTAATCGTCACAAATTAAAAAACTTGCCGTTCGTGCATAAGGTAAATTGTATATATTGTGAGTACGTAAATTGTTTACTAGAATATTCAGTTGAAATATCCGCACGTCTGGAGTATTATTTTTGCCCATTGAAACATAAGACCAGACCAAAAAATCCCCATAGATTGTATGATGATTTTATTGAGCATAATGACAAGTGCGACCTGGAAGAAAAAATTCAGACACGGAGAAAAAAAATTCGCGCATGTGACACGTGTAATAAATGTTGACAATATAGCGAATCATGCTATATTAAGTATGTAATCAAGAGAGGGAAATAAATGACTTACTTCACTTTTAAAGCATACGGTTCTATTTTCACGGCAAAAGCAGAAAAAGGCCTTGATGTGATGGAACAAGCAAACAAAGAACTTCTTTGGACTAATCCAGAATTTAAAGACGGTACTTGGATGGAAGCTGGTCCAACCACTTATGTTTGGATTGAAGGAAACTTTTTTGATTAAAAAAGGTTGACAGTTGCTACGAATCACTATATAACAGTTATGTAATCAGAGAGAGGAACACACAATGACTTACATGTCTCAGGAACGTAAAAAAGTTATCGCTGTAAACATCAAGAAAGTCGCTGCCAAGTACGGGTTCAAAGGTCGTGACATTACTGTTGGTGTTCAACATCATTCTTCCCTCGTTGTCAACA